TCGCAAACATGCCAGATTGGCGATTGGCGGTGCAACGCGGTCCTACAACGCCGGGAACATCCCGAAATCGACCGAGAACGCGATCAAGGCCAAGGCGCGCAGGAAGCTCGGGAAAAAGAAAGCCAAGTGAGATGGCGGCGTGCAGGCATCTCAAGCTTGAAGGCACACCGGCCTGCAGCGTCTGTGTCCAAGTTCAGCGGATCGTCCGGCAAGTAGCGCGCGCCCAGAAGCGCCTGAACGAAGGCAAGCCCTTGGGAACGCTCGGCGAGCGTATAGCAGCGGGGAACGTGTGAAGCGCATCCACTATCTCAATACTGGCCCGTGGCCTTGGTACATCGGATTCACGACCGACGAGGCTGCATTCCAGCGCGAGATGAAGCGGCTCAAGGTGAAGGACGCAGGGCCGGGCGTGAAATCAGGCTCAAACGCCGCAACCCACCACTTCGTCAATGGCTCAACGAACATGGCGATCATCGTCATGCACCCGCCGACCCGCAAGGCGTCGAAAGAGCAATACGCTTCGCTTCTCGCCCACGAAGCCGTGCACGTTGTGCAGGAGATGCGAGAAAAGCTGGGCGAACTTGGATTGGAGGCCGAGGCATATCTCGTCCAGCACATCGTGCAGGAGGGACTTCAGGTCGCCTGGAACACGGGCCGCACCACTCGAAAAGAACCTGCCTGAATTGTCCAAACGCGCGGCCTGACGGCTTCGCATATCACATCATCCGAAAGCCGCACCCTCAGCCACCGTGGGCTGTGAACCACGCGAACCCAGCGGCTCCTGACCGGCCTTGCGCCGAGGCGGATCAACTTGAGCTGAGGGAAATAAACAGTGGCAGCGAATGATTTTTCGAAGGAGGAACGGGTCGCGTTCGACGACGTGATCGAGGGCTTCCAGGATGCGTTGGTCGCGTCCAAGAACGTCAATGTCTATGGCACCGATGGGCAGCTCATGGAGCGCGCCCGCGACACCATCTGGCGTCCGCAACAGTATATCTCGGTCGGTCAGGACCGTATCGTCGGTTCGGCGGTGTCGGCCAAGGGCAAGGAACAGCTTTCGGTGCCCGCGACCCTCGGCTTCCAGCCCAACGACACGTTTGAACTCGACGCGCTGGAGCTTCGCGACCAGCTTCGCGACGGCCAGCTCGGCATGGCCTCGAAGGACTATCTCGCGTCCCGCATCAACACCGACGTTCTGTCGGTCGCGTGCCTGCAGGGAACGCTGGTGGTCAAGATCACGGCGGCAGCGGGCAAGTACGATCATGTCGCTCTCTGTGACAGCCTGATGAACGAACAGGGCATCCAGGCCAGCGACCGCTTCCTGATGCTCAACAGCCGCGACTACAATGGCATGGCCGGCGATCTCGCCAACCGCGCCACGATGACCGGCAAGCCAACCACCGCCTACGAGCAGTCGCAAGTCGGTACGGTGTCGAGCTTCAACACCTTCAAGCTCGACAGCGGCAAGCGCATCGCGGTCGCGGCGGGTTCCGGCATCACGATGGACACGCGCTCGACCGCGAACAACTTCTACGCTCCGGTCGCGACTCGTGTCGCGGGGACGGGCGAAAAGTCGAACGTCGACAACCGCTACCAGACGATCACGGTCTCTTCGACCACGAACGTGGCACCCGGCGACTGCTTCCAGATCGCCAACGTCAACGCCGTCCATCACATCAACAAGGGCGATACGGGCCAGCCCAAGACGTACCGGGTCATCAGCGTGCCGAGCTCGACCACTCTGGTCATCTCGCCGCCGATCATCTCCAACCAGGGCGGCACCGATGTCGAGGCGAACTATCAGAACTGCGTTGTCAACTCGACTGCCTCCAACGCGGCGCTGACGTTCCTCAACACCGCGGCGACGGGCTACAACGTGTTCTGGCGCAAGCCCGCGATTGAGCTGCTTCCGGGCCGCTACGCGGTGCCTGACGGACAAGGGGCCGCAGTCATGCGCGCCTCGACGGACAACGGCATCGAGGTCGTGATGACCAAGAAGTTCGACCCGCTGACGTTTGTTAGCACCTACACCTTCGACGCTCGCTACGGGGTCTGCATGACCGACCCGGAACAGTGCGGCGTCCTGCTCTTCGGCCAGTCGTAAGGGAGCGCCTGACATGTCAATTGCAATTGCACAGAAGAAGGGCGTTTCGATCACGGTTGCCGCGAACGACAAGCTCGCCGTTTACTCGGCGGCGCCGTACAAGGTACTCCAGGTATCGCAGGGATCTCCGAACATTCCGGCGAACAAGAGCGTGCTGTTTTCGGGCAGCGGTGCCTATCTTTCAAGCGCGTTTTCGGCCGCCACTCCGGTCATCATCCAGATGGGAGACCGGAACGGCTTCTACGCGACGGGCACCGCTCCGGCGATCCCGGAATCGGTTGGCCTCGAGGTCACTCAGGCCGCTCCGGGCACGCTGAACGCCACCGGAACGCTGACGGGCGCGCTGATCCTCGGCGGCATCGTCACCTCGACGACCGGTGCTGCGGTGACGGCAGCGCTCGATACGGGCACGGTCATGGATCAGGTGGTCGACTCCGCAGCGGTCAACGAGGGCTTCATGTGGAGCGCGATCAACACCGGCGGTGCGAACGCCTTCACCGTGACTGCCTCGACCGGTCACACCATCGTCGGTGCGGGCGCGGTCGCGGCGAGCACGTCGGGCCGCTTCCTGACGCGCAGGACCGCCGCCGCGACGTGGGTCACGTACCGCATTTCGTAATGCCAGCGGGAGGGCGGCTTTCGGGTCGCCCTCCTTCTTCGGAGAGCTGAATGAGCCCGTTTTCCCCAGGCCCGAAGTCGGTCGTGATCTCCGCCAGCGCGGCCAGTGCCAGCGCCAAAATCTCGAATGGCCGGGGTGTTCAGCAGGTCCGCATCCACAATGACGTGAGCGCGACCATCTGGATTGCGTGGGGCGGCAGCTCGGTGCAGGCGAATATGACTTCCTGCATGTCGATGCCGTCAGGCGCGGTTGAGGTTCTGACCCTCGAACCACCCTACAACGACGACCTTTACATTGCCGTCATCACGGCGTCCGCGACGGGGAACGTCAACATCACGCCTGGCGCTGGTATCTAATTGTCCAAACGCCTCTGGGGCGGCGTGAACCTATAGTCACTCCATGCCGATCACCATCACCGTTTCGAGCGATGGACCGCCCAAGCGGCAGCTGATCGAGCTTGCATTCGGAGAGATCGGTTCGGCGGGGTACGAGTTCGGCCGCACGCCGGAGGAAGTGAACGACGCACTTACCCGTTTGAATTTCCTGATGCGCGAATGGCCGTGGAACGCGCTTGGCTATCAGCAACCGACTTACGGCGTTGGATCGCCCGACGATGCGTCCGGGATCATGTGGGAGGCGGCGAACGGCGTTGCCGCGGCCTTGGCGCTCAGGATCGCTCCTGCGATGGGCGCGACCCTTTCAGCCGAAGCCAAAGCCAATCTCGCGACTGCCATCTCCAGGGTCTATGCGCTGATAGCGACAGTCCCGACGATGCCGATGGCGGAAAACACGCCGCGCGGGGCGGGTTCTGAGCATCAGCTTGGCGGTTGGCTCTCCCCCTTCATCAACGAGGACTCCGACGATGTAGGTTCGGGCGATGACGACGACGATCCGGGCGATCTGGCCGGACTTATCCTGTGAGTATCCTCGATGACCGCCTGAAGGCGCTGGCGCTCAAGTGCAACACCAAGTTCACGGCGCTTTGGGCGGCGGTGAATGCGATCGCAGCTCCTACTGCGTCCGTAGTTAGCCCCGAACAATTCGGTGCGGTGGGCGATGGAGTTACGGACGATTCCGCGGCCTTCGCGGCGATGAAGGCGCATCTCGATACGCTCGTGGGCGGCAACATCGACTATGGCTCTGCCGTCCCCTCCTTCACGCTCGGCTTCAAAAAGTACCGGATGGGAACGAGCAAGCTGTCGTTCTCCTATGCAGTTCAGATCTACGGACAGGCAGGCGGCGAGTTCGGCGGCGAGGGAACGACCCTCGTCTGGGATTCGGGGCACGCGGATCACGGCCTTGAGTTCACCGGCCCGAACTGGTGGATCGATGGCGTGGCGATCGAAGGACCGTTCGCGCACACCGGGCCATCGGTTGAGGCTGACCATCACGGCATCAACGCGACTGCAAGGGGAGGATGGGGCAAAATCTGGGTTCGCGGATGGGCCGGCGATGCTGTCCACATCGAAGCCTCGGTAGCCAATGGAACCAACGCCAACGGTTGCCGGGGCTTTTCTCTCGTCGGCAACAACAGCCGCAATGGACTGAGGCTCGTTGGGACCGACGTAAACGCGGGCCGCTTCTCCTATATCGACGCCAATTTCAACAACCAGGCTGGCGTTCTCGA